CCGGAAAAGTACTGGAGTGAATAATGGCCAGACGCAGCACGATAGAAAAGCTGCCGGAAGATGTGCGTCGCTGGCTTGAGCGGGCGCTGACTGAATCCGGCTTCAGCGGGTATAACGAGCTGGAGTCTCTGCTGCGTGAGCAGGGTTACGTCATCAGCAAATCGGCTATCCATCGCTATGGCCAGAAGATTGAGCGCCGTTATGGCGCTATCCGTGCGGCCACCGAAGCGGCCCGGATGCTGACCGAAGGTGCGGCTGACGATCAGGATGCGCGTTCGGAGGCGGTGATCGCCCTGATTCAGACCGAGCTGTTCGAGAGCATCGTCCAGCTGCAGGAAGCAGAAGAAGGCGAAGTTGACCCCAAAGAGCGCGTGGCGCTGCTGTCGAAGGTGGCGAAGAACGTGGCCACGCTGTCCCGCGCGTCCGTCAACCTCAAGAAGTTCCAGTCCGAAGTCCGGGCCAGAGCGCAGCAGGCAGCCAGCAACGCCGAGAAGATTGCCCGTAAGGGTGGACTGTCAACCGATGCAGTACAGGCGCTGCGTCGTGAAATTCTGGGGATTGCCACATGAGTCAGCTTGCTCCCGTTTTGCCTGATACCTCGGCGCTGGATATCCCCGCCGTTCTGATGCCCTACCAGCAGCGCTGGGTGGCTGACACCTCTCCGCTGAAGGTGATTGAGAAGAGCCGCCGAACTGGTATCACCTGGGCTGAGGCGTCCGATGATGTGCTGACCGCAGCCTCTTCAGCACCTGCGGGCGGGATGAACGTGTATTACATCGCCTATAACCAGGACATGACCGTCGAATATATCCAGGCGTGTGCGATGTGGGCGCGGGCATTCAACTATGCCGCCAGTGAAATCGAAGAGGGTTTCTGGGAAGAGGACGAAGACGACAAGCACATCAAGACCTACACCATCAAATTCCCTGATTCAGGCTTCCGCGTTGTTGCGCTCTCAAGCCGCCCGTCTAACCTGCGTGGCCGTCAGGGCATCATCGTTATCGACGAAGCGGCGTTCCATGAGCAACTGGATGAACTGCTGAAGGCGGCGCTGGCGATGCTTATCTGGGGCGGTAAAGTACGCGTTATTTCCACCCATGACGGTGATGACAACCCGTTCAATACGCTTATCGGTGATATCCGGGCCGGGCGTCAGGGGGGCAGCGTGCACCGCATTACTTTTCAGGAGGCTGTGTCCGAGGGGCTGTTCCACCGCGTCTGCCTGCGTACCGGGAAAGAATGGTCGCAAGCGTCCGAGCAGGCGTGGATGGCATCGGTATACAAATTCTACGGTGCCGGTGCATCGGAGGAGCTTGACTGTGTTCCGGCCAACGGTGGCGGAGCCTGGCTGTCCCGCGCCCTGATTGAGTCCCGTATGTCGGCTGGCACGCCGGTGTTGCGCCTGACCTGCCCGGAGGGTTACGAGCTGAAGCCCGACGACGTCCGCTGGAGCGAGACGCAGGAGTGGCTTGATACGCATCTGAAACCGTTGCTGGAGGCGCTCCCCGCTGACGCACGTTCTTTCCTGGGTCGCGACTTTGGCCGCAGCGGTGACCTGTCGGTGGACTATCCCCTGCTGCAGGAGAAGAACCTGGTTCGCCGCGTGCCGTTCGTGCTGGAGCTGCGCAACGTGCCGTTCAAACAGCAGGAGCAAATCGCCTGGTACCTGATGGACGGCCTGCCAAACCTGATGGGCGCGGCGCTTGATGCCCGTGGTAACGGCTCTTACCTCGCCGAATACGCCATGCAGCGCTACGGCTCCAGCCGGGTTAAGCAGGTGATGCCAACTGAAAACTGGTATCGCGAGCATATGCCGCCGGTCAAGGCTGCGCTGGAAGATGGCAACCTGGTGGATTTACCGAAGGATGAAGATACGCTGGATGACCTGCGGGCCGTTCAGGTGGTAAACGGCGTTCCCCGCGTGCCGGAACAGCGCTCAAAAGCGAAGTCTGACAGTGGCAAGCGTCACGGGGATTCAGCCATCGCACTGGCGCTGGCGTACTTCGCCAGTCGTGAAATTAACAAAGGGCCGGTGAAGGCAAGCTCACGCCGTCGTCGTCAGGCGGCCCGTATGCTGGAGGATTACTGATGGCCCGTGGACTCTGGGTTTCACCCAGTGAGTTCGTCAAATTTGCCGAACCTAATAAAACGCTGACGGAGCAGATCGCCTCGCGCAGCCGCTCCATCGACTTCTTCGGGCTGGGGATGTACCTGCCTAACCCTGACCCTATTCTTAAATCTCAGGGCCGGGATATCCGCATCTATCGCGAGCTGCGTACCGACCCGCTGGTCGGCGGCTGCATCCGCAGGCGTAAGGCGGCGGTCAAGTCGCTGGAGCGTGGTCTTGAGCGCGGTCATGCCCCGGCACGGGTATTCAGCTTCATCCGGGATATGCTCGACGATCTGGATTTGTCCCGCATCATCGGCGAGATGACCGACGCCGTTCTCTACGGGTATCAGCCCTGTGAGGTCATGTGGAGACGCTCTGTTAAATCCTGGGGCATCGCAGATATCGTGGGCAAACCACCTGAGTGGTTCCAGTTCGACAATGACAACCTGCTGCGCTTTCGTGCTAAAGACGCCGGGCTGGAAGGTGAGCCGGTACCGCTGAACAAGTTCGTGGTACCGCGTCAGGACGCGACCTACGATAACCCGTATGGCTTCCCTGACCTGTCGATGTGCTTCTGGCCCGTGACCTTCAAAAAAGGCGGCATGAAGTTCTGGGTGCGCTTTGCCGAGAAATACGGCTCACCGTGGGTTATCGGCAAGCATCCGCGCGGGACGGCTCAGGGTGAGATTGACCTGCTGCTGGACTCCATGGAGGCAATGGTGGAAGACGCGGTGGCCGCTATCCCTGACGATTCCTCTATCGAAATCAAGGAGGCCGCAGGCAAGGCCGACAGCAGCGATATTTATCAGAACCTGATAACGCTTGCCCGCAGTGAAATCTCCATCGCCCTGCTGGGGCAGAACCAGACCACCGAGGCCAACAGTAATCGCGCCTCCGCGCAGGCCGGACTGGAGGTTACCGATGATATCCGTGACGCTGACGCTGATATCGTGGAAAGCGCGGTGAATCAGGCCATCAGGATGGCGGTATCGATGAACTTTGGCGATGTGGCCAGCCCCGTCTGGAAGATGTGGGAACAGGGAACGGTCGACGATACCCAGGCAACCCGCGACGAGAAACTCAGCCGCGCCGGTGTGGTCTTCACCCCGCAATACTTCAAGCGTGAGTACCAGCTGCAGGACGGCGATATTGACGAGACACCACCGTCAGAACGCCAGAAGAACATGCTGCCGCTGTCATTTGCCGAGGCCATTGATGCCGATATTCAGGCACAGCAGGCCCTGGACGACGCGCTGGATATTCTGATGAACGGAGGCGCGTTAAATGGCACGCTGGAACCCGTACTGGCTCCTCTGTTTAAGCGGGTTGAAGATGGCGTCAATCCGTCTGAACTGCTGGGCGAACTGGCCGAGCTGTACCCGCAGATGAACGCTGAAGACCTGCAGGAACGGCTGGCACGGATTATGTTTGTTGCAACTGTCTGGGGGCGTCTGCATGAGCGTGACAACGGCTGAACTGGCGTACTGCATGACGTTGCCCCCCAAACGGGCTATCAGTTACCTGAAGTCCAAAGGGTACAGCTTCACGTGGGACTGGGAGGAGATGTGGCAGGATGCCCATGCCCGCGCCTTTACCGTCGCCAAAGTGACCCGCCTTGATATCCTGGAAGATATTCGCGGGGCACTGCAGCAGGCTGTCGATGAAGGAAAAACAGGCCGCTGGTTCCGGCAGGAGCTGGAGCCAGAACTGCAACGCAAGGGATGGTGGGGGCCACGTGACACCACCGACCCGGTAACGGGCGAGCCGGTCACCATCCAGCAGGGCAGCCCGTGGCGGCTCGACACCATCTTTCGCACCAATATGTCCGTACTCTACAGCGCCGGTCGCTGGGCTGAGCAGATGGAGAACGTCGACGACAGGCCGTACTGGATGTATACCGGCATCAACGACAGCCATACCCGCAAGAGCCATCTGGCGCTGCATGGCCTGGTACTGCGCTATGATGACCCGTTCTGGCAGGCGTTCTACCCACCGAACGGCTGGCGCTGCCGCTGTGGCGTGATTGCCCTGAGCGCGGCGGATGTGCGTGCCCGTGGCCTGAAGGTGTCAGGTTCTGGCTCAGCCATGGGATGGGAGCTGAAGCTGGTCTCAGAGAAAACAGGCGAGATGCAGAACGTCGCCACCTTCAATACCGGCACCACGAAGGTGGCCACCGACGTCGGCTGGTCTTATGCGCCGGGGGCTGCCTACCGTCCCGACCTTGCCCGCTATCAGGGTACGCTTCAACCGCTGGCACAGCAGGAACTGAGAGGATAACGATGGCTTCTGATAACCTGGTCAATGTCACCATTAACGATGAATCCCTGCGCCGGAGCCTCCGTGCGCTGGACCTGGCTGCCACAGACCTGGAACCCGCGATGCGCAAAATCGCCGGAACCCTGCTGGCGGAAACGCAGTTTAACTTTCTCGATGAGGGGCGTCCGGGGTGGGCTCCCTCACTGGCAGCGCAGGAGCGCGACGGACAAACGCTGCAGGATACCGGGCGTCTGATGGGGTCGGTATCAACCGACCATGACGACCGGCAGGCAGCGGTTGGCACTAATGTCGTTTATGGGCCGATTCACCAGTTCGGTGGTAAAACGGGGCGTAATGAGTCCGTTGAACTTCCTGCCCGTCCGTTCCTGCCGCTGACGGGGGACGGTGAGCTGCAGCCTGACGTGGTTGTCCCTATCCTCGATACGATTGTCCGCCATCTTGAAGCAGCGGCCCGTCGCTGAGTTTTGTCTCTTCAGGCGGGTGATTTATCATTGCCAGCCGCTGAGGGGCTGTATTACCTTTATAAAGGCTTTACAGCCCCCGCTTTGCACCACTATTCGCCCGCAGCGTGACATTCCCCGTACTGATACCCCCGATTTTTTCTAAAGCAGATTAAAAGCGCTGCTGACGCTTTTTCCACAGACTGTCCCCGACAACGTAACGCGGGACAGCAAAATGCCAGCCATTCACATTTTTAAAGCCGGTACTCATACCGATATGCACGGCACGAAACTGCCGTTCACGCAAAGCGATCTTGCCGCCTGCGTGAAAGCCTATGACCCGTCCGTCCATGAAGCACCACTCGTTATTGGCCACCCCAAAACGGAAGACCCGGCGTGGGGCTGGGTGAAATCCCTGTCGCTTAACGGCGGCGATCTGCTGGCTGAGCCTGACCAGCTCGACCCGCAGTTTGCCGAACTGGTGGGCAACGGGCGCTTCAAGAAGGTCTCAGCCTCGTTCTATCTCCCGGACTCACCGAACAACCCGAAGCCCGGCACGCTTTACCTGCGTCATGTCGGCTTTCTGGGGGCGCAGCCACCGTCTATTAAGGGGCTTAAGCAGGTTTCGTTTGGTGAGAAAGAAGAAGGCGTCGTGGAGTTTGCCGACTGGAGTGATATCACCAACGCCTCTTTATGGGGCCGTCTGCGCGATTTTCTGATCGCCCAGTTCGGGCTGGACGAGACCGACAAGGTGCTTCCTTCATGGCAGGTGGACTCCCTGCGCGAAGAGGCTTACCGCGACACCGGGAAGTCTGAACCGGACTTCAGTGAACACAATCCCAACCCTCAACAAGAGAACAGCACCATGACTGATGATGAAATCAAAGCGCTTCAGACGGAAAACACGCGTCTGAAAGCGGAAGCCGCCCAGCGGGCAGAGCAGGAAGCGAAAACCCGGCAGGAAAAACTGCACGCGGACAACGTCTCCTTTGCCGAGAAGCTGGTCGGCGCGGGTCGCCTGACCCCGGCAGCAAAACCGGTTGTTGTTGCCATTCTTGATGCGGTAGCCGGTGGCGATAAGCCTGTCGAGTTCGCCGAGGGCGATACCCGAACCCCGCTGGCCACGGCGTTTAAGACACTGCTGGATGGCACTGCCCCGGTACTGAATTTCAGTGAGCACGCGACCAAAGACCGCGTGAACACGGATATCAAAACGACGTCTGCTGAGTTCGCTGAAGCCGACCCTGAACGTCTGGCGCTGCATCAGAAAGCGCTGGAACTGTCGAAAAAAGAGGGCATCAGCTACGACGCTGCTGTCTCCCGCTGCCTGTAATTAAGGAGAGAACATGTCTGACTATTTAAAGGGTAAGCGCGTTGTTGACCCGGTGCTGACCAGCATCGCTCGCGGTTATAAAAATGCCGCGTTCATCGGCGAGCGCATCTTCCCCATTGTCCAGACCGATAAGGAAGGTGTGACCGTTCCGACCTTCGGTAAATCCGCCTTTGTTGAGTACGACACCGAGCGTGCCGTAGGGGCTGACAGCAACGTTCTGGTACGCGAGAAAACCGGCAAGCTGGACCTGGTTCTCAACGAACACGATCTGGCCGCGCCGGTGGACTATCGCGAGCAGGCCGAGTCGATGTTCAACGAAGAGGCCAAAGCCATTCGCCGTGTGACCAGCGGCGTCAACCTCAAACGCGAGCTATATGCGGCCCGTCTGGCCCAGGACAAAAACGTCTACCGTGCAGCTAACGTCAAAGCGCTGGCTGCGGCTGAACGCTGGGTGGATGGCAAGGGTAATCCAATCACCGTCATCGAAGCCGGTATCGAGGCTGTACGTAACAAAACAGGCCTGCGCCCGAACCTGATGACCATGGGTGCCAGCGTCATGTCACTGCTGAAGTTCCATCCGGCGATCCAGGCCGCGATCGGAGCCAACGAGCGCAAACGCATCACCATCGAGATTTTGAAAGACCTTTTCCAGCTGGAAGACGTGGTGATCGGTGAGCCGGTATCCATGGCCTCGATGAAAGACGCACAGAATAAGGACAAGACCCCGACCGATGTCTGGGCCGATAACCTGATGCTGCATTACGTCGGCAAGCCCCAGCCGGGCACCGACAGCGCCGACGAAAACGAACCATCGTTCGGTTATACCCTGCGTCGCAAGGGCATGCCGGTGGCGGACAAATACGACGGCGTCGGCGGCAAGGTGAAGTACTGCCGTTATACCGATATCTACAAAGTCGCCGTGGTCGGTGGCGATGCCGGGTATCTCGTCACCAACATCGTGAAATAAGGAGACGATCATGGGTACAACTCAACAGGTCATTCTGACCACCACCGTGACGGCCAGCGCGGCGCTAACGCAGCAGCGCTTTGTCGGGGCCGATAACGCCCCCTGTCAGGCCGGAGCCGTGGCGCTTGGGGTGGCAGAAGTCGATGCTGCTGCCGGTGATTTAACCCCAGTTAACGTTCTGGGTATCATCGCCGTCGAGGTCGGTGCGGCTGTCGCCAAAGGGCAGAACGTTCAGTCGGATGCGAACGCCTGCGCCGTTCCTCAGGTCCCCGCAGCCGGAGAGACTCCTGCGGGTATCTCTGCCGGGATTGCGCTGGATGAGGCACTGGCGGAAGGCGACGTTATCCGCATCCTGCGCGGGGTGTGACATGTACTGCACCCTGGCGGATTTACAGGAGCAAGTGCCTGAGTCAACGTTGATTCAGCTCACTAACGAGGTCGTGGATTTTGACACTCCCGCCACGGTGAATGTGACGGTTGTGGACAGCTGTATTCGCTACGCCGGGGAGTTGATTGATGCGCACCTTCGTGGCCGCTATACCCTCCCGCTGGCAGAAGTGCCTACCGTTCTGCGGGATATTGCCATCACGCTGGTGCGTTACCGCCTGTATGTCCGTCGTCCTGAAGGTGATCTGCCTGACACCGTCAAGGACGACAACAAAGAGGCCCGGCGTCAGCTTGAGGCTATCCGCGACGGGAAACTGACGCTGGGGTTGCAGTCCACTCAGAAAGATGTGCCTGAGTCCGGTGAAATCCGGGCACGGGCACGTCGGCCCACTTTTGGCGGGCGCGACGGCTTACTGGAGAAATACTGATGAACGTTCTGCCCGTCCTCGATGCAGTGCTGGCCCGGCTACGCGAGAAGCTGCCACAGTTGCAGGTGGAATACTTCCCGGAAAAACCGTCTGAATATCGCCTCAATCATCCTGTCGGCGCACTGCTGCTGAGTTATGCCGGGTCGCGTTTCGACAAACCGGATGATATCGGCGCGGTGATCCAGCCTCAGACGGTTCAGCTCTGCGTCACGGTGGTCTTCCGCCAGCTCAACGGCAAAAGAGGTGCGATTGACGTTCTGGATGCAGTCCGTCGCATTCTCGGTGGGTACACCCCGCCGAACTGCCGCCGCCGTATCTGGCTCACCCGTGAGGTGTTTATCGGTGAGATCAAGGGGCTGTGGCAGTACGCCCTCGACTTTGCAACTGAAAGCGTCTTTATCGAAGACAGCGATTTACCGTCCGGCCCGCTGTTAACCGAAGTGAACTATGAGGAAAGCGAGTGATGAAAAAATACCGCTATTCCGGCCCGGCCAGCGGCGTCACGCTGTCGGACGGAACCGAAATCCTGCTCTGGCCGGGGAAGAACGTCTCCCTGCCGGAGGAGCATGATTATGTGAAGGTACTGGTGGCGCTGAAGCACCTGACGCCGGTACCTGAAGAAACCAAACCCGCCAGCACACCCGCGCCTCAGTTACCAAAGCGCAGAAACGGTGGCGACAGTGATGTGAAAGCGGAGGACACCCATGTCAGCTAACTATCTGCACGGCGTCGAAACCATTGAGGTGGAAAACGGTGCCCGCCCGGTTAAGACGGTGAAGTCTGCCGTTATTGGCCTGATTGGTACCGCCCCGATGGGTGACGTCAATACGCTGGTGCAGTGCCTGTCTGAGAAGGATGCGGCGGCATTTGGCAGCCAGCTTACCGGCTTTACCATCCCGCAGGCGCTGGATGCCATCTACGACCACGGCGCAGGCACCGTTCTGGTCATTAACGTGCTTGATCCGGCGGTACATAAAACTGCTGTGGCCGATGAAGATGTGACGTTCGATAAAGCAACGGGCAAAGCGCAACTGACCAATCCGGTGGTCGCGCAGCTGGTGCTGAAACCGGACAGCGATGGCCAGCCTTATGTCGAGGGTGAAGACTACTCGCTCAATGCGCAGACCGGCGTGATCACCAGTCTCGGCAAAAGTATTGCGGCAGGCGCAACCGCGACGGCCAGCTATAACTATGCTGACCCGACTAAAGTCACCCCGGCTGATATCATCGGGGCGGTTAACGCGGCGGGCAACCGTACCGGCATGAAGCTGCTTAATGACAGCTTCAACCTGTTTGGCTACTTCGCCAAAATCCTGATTGCTCCTGTGTTCTGCACCCAGAACAGCGTCTCGGTGGAGCTTATTGCCATGGCTGAAAAGCTGGGGGCGGTGACCTACATCGACGCGCCAATTGGCACAACCTTTGCGCAAGCGCTGACGGGACGTGGCCCGGAAGGCACCATCAACTTCAACACCAGCTCCGATCGTGTCCGTCTGTGTTATCCGCACGTCAAGGTGTACGACGCGGCTACCAACAGCGAACGACTAGAACCACTGAGCCAGCGTGCTGCAGGTTTGCGTGCCAAAGTTGACCTGGATAAGGGTTACTGGTGGTCTTCATCCAACCAGGAAATCATGGGTGTCACAGGCGTGGAGCGCCAGCTGTCGGCAATGATTGACGACCCGCAGAGCGAGGTGAACCTGCTTAACGAACAGGGCATCACCACGGTCTTCAGCAGCTACGGCAGCGGTCTGCGTCTGTGGGGCAACCGCACTGCCGCGTGGCCAACGGTGACCCATATGCGCAACTTTGAGAACGTTCGCCGCACCGGTGATGTTATCAACGAGTCCCTGCGCTATTTCAGCCAGCAGTACATCGATATGCCCATCACCCAGGCGCTGATTGATGCGCTGACGGAATCGGTCAACGCCTATGGTCGTAAGCTGATTGGCGACGGTGCACTGCTGGGCTTTAAATGCTGGTTTGATCCAGCCCGCAACGAAGAGACGGAGCTTGCCGCCGGTCACCTGTTGCTGAGCTACAAATACACGCCGCCACCGCCGCTGGAGCGACTGACGTTTGAGACCGAGATCACCTCGGAATACCTGTTAACGCTGAAGGGGAATAGCTGATGGCAAAGATTGAGATCAACCGAATCACCAATGCCAACATCTATCTGGATGGCGCTAACCTGCTGGGCCGGGCCGAGGAGGTCAAACTCCCTGACGTGTCCATGACCATGCAGGAACACAAAGCGCTGGGGATGGTGGGCAAGGTGGAACTCCCGGCAGGCTTCGACAAAATGGAAGGCGAGATCAAGTGGAACAGCTTCTATCGCGACGCCATGTTGTCTGCTGCTAATCCGTATAAATCGCTGGCCCTGCAGTGCCGTTCCAGCGTGCAGCGCTACAGCTCTCAGGGGCTGATTGACGAAATCCCGCTGGTCACCTTCCTGACGATCATGTTCAAGAAGAACCCGCTGGGGACGTTCAAACAGCATGAGAACGCCGAGTTCTCCAGCAGCTTCACCTGCACGTACATCAAGCAGGTGCTGGACGGTGAAGAACTGCTGGAGCTGGACTATCTGGCCAACATCTTCCGCGTCGGCGGCGTTGACCAGTTGACTGACTACCGCATCAATATCGGGGGGTAATCATGGTGGTACCCAAAGTTGAGCGCAAAACGATAGACGACCTGGTGGCGTCGCTGAATTATCAGACCCACCATTTTCCGGGCACCACGCTGACCATTGCCGTCGCGCTGATGCCGGATGGCTTTATGGTCAGTAGTGGATTCAGTGCCACGGCGCATCCGGGGCTGTTCGATGAAGAGACCGGCAGGAAGGTGGCCATCGCCAAAGCACAGCATAATGCCAGCGAGGCGTTATGGCAGTTTGAGGGTTATAAGTTGAAGTCTTCACTGACTGCAGGGAACAAGGATGACCGTTGAGATTGAAGACAAAGGCGGGAACTGAGGTTCTATCGGCATGGGGAATGGTACCTGGTTCACCATTCTGGATATTCCGGGTGTGGAAAACCTTTTTAATACCCGTAAAACCAATGATCCGATTGACTGTACCCGTTCAAAGGCCCGCAAGCTGGCTGATTTGATTGAAGCCTGGACGCCACCCGACCACTGGTTTACTGGCATCGGTAAAGCCGAAGGTAAAGCGCTACTCATTGCGTTCCTGCGCAACTGCAAGGGGTTTCGCACTCACTGATATCACAGGGGCTTCGGCCCCTTTCTTCTTAATCCCCTTTAATATCTGTCACCCTCTCTACTGGACATACTGCTCTGAACTTACACAGGAGCACGAACATGTCAGAAATCAAATCCAACATTTTTCTACTGACCTATCCGTTTACCACCGCAGCTGGTGCCCGAGTTGAGCAGGTTGAAATGAAGCGCCTCACGGTCAAAGACCTGAAACAGGTGCGCAAAACCAGTAAAGACCCTGCCGACTGGGACGAACCACTGATTGCCCGCAGTACCGGCATCCTGCCGGAAGACCTCGATAATATGGATCTTGCTGATTACATGGAGTTGCAGAAACGATTTCAGCAAGTCACTGGGCTGGGCAAGAGCAACGAAGACGCTGATGCAGGCACAGGGGCTGCTGGCGAGGTGGTTTAGGTTTCAGCCGGGGGAGATTGATGCCCTCGATACTGACGATCTGGAGATGTGGCTCGACCAGGCTGAAGAGCAAATCAAAAGCGAATACGGCAACAATCAGTAGTTCTCCAATCCTGAGCAGCCGCACCTCGCGGCTGTTCTTAATGGTTCCCCATCATCTTCCTCCCGTTTTTCTGCTTTCAGAGGATAACCACCGTGGCCAGTGAATTTTCAGTCGGCGTCATCATTGGCGGCATTGTCGGGAGCAGCTTTCGCTCTGCCGTCAGCGGTACCCGACGCGCCCTTGACTCCCTCGGCGATACGTCACGTCGACTTCAGGAGCGCCAGAACGCCTTAACCCGTGCAACAGAGCGCTACGGCCAGTTGGGTTCATCACGGATGCAACGCCTCAACAGCGATCTGCTGCGGGTGAGCCGCACAATGGAGCAGATTGAGCGCCAGCAGCGCCGTCTGTCGGCGGTATCGGCCACCAGTGATGCGCTTAAATCCAACCGTATGGCGCTCTATGGTCAGGGGGCGGAGACTTACGGCATAGCCCGAACGCTGGGCGCACCGGTCATGGCCTCTGTCAAACAATATTCATCGTTTGAATCCCAGCTTCGCGATATCAGTGTCACTGGCGATCTGGATTCAAGGCAGGAACAGGCCATCGGTACTGCCATTCGTCGGGCATCCCTGCAGGTCAATCAGCTCCAGGAATCTCTGCTGGGCGGAGTTGGCCAACTGGTTGCCGATGGTATGAATCCGCAGCAGGCAGCGACCTTTGCTGGGATGCTCGGTAAAGCGGCCACGGCCACCAAAGCGGATATGACTGACCTCGCCAAAATGACCTATGCCTTTAGTGATGCGCTGAAAATTACCGATGCCAAAGAGCTGGAGCAGGCGTTTGGGATTGCGGCAACCGGGGCCAAGCTCGGCTCGTTTGAACTCAAGGATATGGCGAAAGCTTTACCCGGTATGGCCAAAGCCTTCGCTGCACGTGGTATTTACGGTAAAGACGCCATAACCCAGATCGTCGCTAGTCTGGAAGTGGGTAAAGGCAGCGGATCAGCGGAAGAAGCTGTCACCAATATGTCCAACTGGCTGGCGGCAATGGGACGTGGAGATACCACGCAGAAATACGCTAAGGCTGGCGTGGATTACCAGGGGTCAATGCAAAATTATGTAGCACAGGGCCTCTCTCAATATGAAGCCTCGCTGATGATTGCCAACCGATTTATCGACGGCAAAGGCAAGGCATTCGTACAGCAATGGAAAGCTGCAGGCTCAAGAGGCGATCAGGAAGGTCAGCAAAAGCTGATGGAGTCCTTCGGACTGGCGGAAGTCTTCACCGATATTCAGACCGTCAACCATCTGCTGTCGATGCGTCAGGGCTGGGATAAATACCAGTCTAATAAGCAGGAAATGAATACTCCTTCTGCTATGTCTACGCTGGACAAGGATGCTGCGAAACAAAATGATACGCTCGAAGGGCGCTGGCGCAGAACGCAGATTGGCTTTAACGACTCGGCTATTAGCATCGGTGAATCATTACGCCCAGCGTTGATCCAGTTAGGGGAAACGTTCATCCCATTAATGAACAGCGTTGGAAAATGGATCGCGGCTAATCCGCAACTCGTGAGCGGTACGATTCAGGTAATCGGTGCATTACTTGCGTTCAAGATGGCAACCATAGGCCTCAAGCTCGGACTGAATCTTCTTATCTCACCTTTCGTTAATGTCTGGAAAAACGCCGTGCTCCTTCGGGCCAACTGGCTGCGGCTATCGCTCGCACTAGGTGAAGGCGGCAAACTCCGCTGGCTGGTGACCGGCTTCAGCGCGGTCGCCAAAGGAGCCGGAACACTGGCCCGCGTGCTCGGTGGTGGCCTGGTTCGTGGACTAATGCTCGCAGGTCGTGCCGTTCTCTTCATAGGTCGGGCGCTGCTGATGAACCCCATTGGGCTAATCATCACCGGCGTAGCCATGGCAGCTTATTTAATCTATCGATACTGGGGGCCAATTTCTGCTTTCTTTAAGCGAATGTGGGCGCAGGTAACCTCTGCGTTCACTAATGCATGGAGTGGTATCAAGTCTGCATGGAATGGCGTATCAGGCTGGTTTACTGCTTTGTGGGGTAACGTTAAAGCAGCATTCAACGGTGGGATCATCGGGGTCAGCAAACTTATTCTTAACTGGTCTCCATTAGGCTTGTTCTATAAAGCCTTTGCGGGGGTTATGAGTTGGTTTGGCGTCGATATGCCGAAAAACTTTACTGACTTCGGCGGCAATCTTATCAGCGGCCTCGTTAACGGTATCGGTAATAAACTGTCTGCAGCCAAAGACACCATCGTTAACTTCGGCAACTCCATTTCGGGCTGGTTTAAAGAAACTCTGGGTATCCACTCTCCGAGCCGCGTATTTATGGGCTTTGGCGACAATATAGGCCAGGGGGCCGCTATCGGTCTGCAGCGAACCACACCACTGGCCGCACTGGCGGGTCAGCGCCTCGCCACCGAAATGACACCGGATGTTCCTCGCATCCCGTCGCCGGAAATCATGGCAGCGGGTTATTCAGGCCGTGGCGCAGCTGCTGCCGGTGGCGGAACCACTGGCGGTTTACAGGTCAGTTTTAATCCCCAGTTTTTCCTCAATGGCAAAGAGACCGCAGCGCCTGCCGGGCTGACCGGTGCACTAAATATGAGCCTGCATGAGCTGGAGAAAATGCTGGAGCGTCTGCTGGCTCAGAAACAACGTCGGGGGTACGAATAATGTTTGCGGTACTGGGTGATATTGAGTTTGAGCTGATTACCTACTGGGACGGCTTCGAGGCCACATTCGGTGTTGATTATGCCGAACATGCCCGAATCGAAGGAAAGCCCGGTCTGCAGTTCGTCGGCGATAAGCTGGACGAAATCCAGATAAGCCTGGTCTTCCATCAACATTATTGTGTGCCCGACGTGGAGCTGGCACGCCTGCGAACAGCTATGAAAGCCCATCAGGCACTGGCGCTGGTCTTCGGGAATGGCGACTATCGTGGCTGGTTCGTCATTACCGATGTGACCGCGACCAGCGAGCAGACCGACAGCACCGGCAACGTGCTGGCCGTCAACGCCACCGCGTCTCTCCGGGAGTACATCGGCGACCCGAAAAACCCACTACAACCTCCTGCGATACGCACGCAGGTTCCTGGCGTTGGGGCGGTCTCCGGTGCCGTTCCTTCTCCTTCCGGGGTGGCGCAGTACGTTCGCGACGGCGTCAATTATGCCAAACAGGCGCAGTCCGTTCTCCAGACCACCATCAGCGCCGTTCGGGTCGCGCAGAAGATGAAGGATAACCCAGCCGTTGCGCTGACCCGCGTGCCTGGGCTGATGAGCAGTCTGGGCAACGTGTCCGGGGCGTTAGGTCAAAGCGTTCCAGCATTTAATGCGCTCTCGGAATCCATGCCCGAAGCCATCAGTCTGGCCAGAGCCACCAGTGATGCGGCCACGTATGTGCAGCAGGCGCAGTCTTCGCTGAGCGGCGTTGATGGTAGCAACATCGCAGCGTCGCTTGATGCCGTCTCTGGTCAGCTGAATTCAGCCAGTACCACCTTCACCCGCATGTCGCCGGGGTTAAGCACCATGGCAGCCAAAATTCTGGCGAGGAGTGTGTGATGTTTCTTGAACATGTCACCCGTGACGGTGAGCGCTGGGATTCTCTGGCATGGCAGTACTATGGCGACCCGCTGGGTTATCCCCGGATTATCGCCGCTAACCCGCATGTGGCCATCACGCCGGTGCTGCCCTCCGGGTTGTTGTTATTGATTCCGGTTATCGAGGCTACCGATGCCAGTACAGAAGAGGATATTGCCCCATGGCTGAGGTAAACAGCACCACACAGGCTGCGTCAGCGTTGACCGGCGTTAGCGACGTTCTAAGCCCGGTGTTCACCCTGTGGTATCTCCAGAAAAATATCACTAACGATATCGCACCTTATGTCACCCGCGTGACCTACAGCGACAACATCAAAAGCGAGTCCGATACCATTGAGGTGGAGTTGGACGATACCGATGGTCGGTGGCTGGATAAGTGGTATCCGGGCAAGGGCGATACGCTGACGCTAAAGATGGGCTATCAGGGCGAGAAACTGCTGTCCTGCGGTACGTTCTCGATAGACGAGATCGAAGTGAGTTCGCCTGCGTCCGTTGTCGCTATCCGGGGCGTGGCCACATCGGTTAACAACGCCTTACGGACTAAATCCAGTCGCGGCTTTGAGAGCACCACGCTGACAGCCATTGCCGGACGTATCGCCAAAAAGCATGAGCTGAAGCTGGTTGGCAGCATTGAATCCATCAAAATTGACCGCGTAACGCAGTACGCTGAAACGGACGTTGGCTTCCTGCGGCGGCTGGCAAGTGAGTATGGTTATGCGGTGAAAGTTGTCAGCGACCAGCTGATTTTCTCTCATCTGGCCACGCTGCGTGGTCAGGAGCCGGTTAAGCAACTGAAACCGCAGGATGTCGCCCGCTTTTCCCTGCGCGACACCATCAACCGGGTCTACAAGTCCGCGAAAGTGAAACACCAGAAGAGCAGCAGCAAAAAGCTGATCGTCTATGAGGCTGATGGTGGCACCAGTGAAAGCGATAAACAGACCAAAGGTGGCAAAGTCACCAGTGCCGACTCACTGAAGGTCAACAGCCGCGTCAGCGACCCTGACAGCGCAAAAATCAAGGCGGATTCTGCGCTGGCCAGCCATAACGAATATCAGCAGAGCGGCTCCCTGACGTTAATGGGAACGCCACAGCTGACGGCGGGTAACAAAATTGAACTGGTGGGTTTTGGTCAGTTATCCGGGCCATGGCTGATAACCACTGCCCGCCATGCGTTTGACCGCAGCAGCGGTTATGTGACGGAACTGGACGTGGCGCGGGGGCCGGTGACTCAGGGTAAGGCGAAAAAAGGCAACAAGACCGGCAAGACCCAGACGCTGACCGTCTACAAACCGGACGGCAGCACCTCGACGGTAATAAAGGAGAAGAAAAAATGACAGGTGTAACTCTGCAGACCGGAACAGTCAGCGCTGTCGATGCTGATGGAGTGAAAGCCCGCGTCCGGTTGCCGGAGTGCGACAATATGCGCACCAACTGGCTTGACGTCCTGCAGCGCAATACCCAGAACAACAAAGACTACTGGCTCCCGGATGTGGGGGAACAGGTCAAAGTGCTGCTGGACGAAAATGGTGAGGATGGCGTTATTCTCGGCGCAGTCTATTCAGACGTCGATAAACCATCGTTCAGCGACAAGAACGTTCGCGGTACAACATTCAGCGACGGGGCTGAGTTCAGCTATAACCGCGCTTCGCACACGCTCACTATCCGGGGAGGCATCGAGCATATGGTTATCGAATGCAGCGCTGACGTGATGGTGAAAACGCAAAAAGCCACGATTGATGCACCACAGACCGAAGTGACCGGTGACATGCTGGTCAGGGGTAAACTGACTTATGAGGGTGGCATGGCAGGCTCTGGCGGCGAAGGTGCTGCTGCGACAATTAAGGGCAACGTCGAGATTGAAGGGAACGCCCACTCAACCGGCAGCATGCTGTCAGACGGTGATAACTCTAACCACCACTCCCACTGAATATTCTTAAACGCCTTTAATATCGGCGTTCCCTCTCAGGGGCAATACTGCCCCTATGAAAACAACCTCCGTATTCTGGCAACCAGCCCTGCAGGCCCCTGGCGAAATCGTCCAGGGGCTGGATGATATCTGGCAGGCCATCCAAATCATCCTGCGTACTCCTCGCGGCAGTGACCCGCATCGCCCGGAGTTCGGCAGCAATCTGCACCTTTATATCGACTGGCCCATCGACCGGGCTATCCCGCATGTGGTGCGCGAGTCCGTCGATGCCATTCGGCGCTGGGAGCCTCGCTGCCAGCTTATGTCGGTCAAACCCGCCGTTGACGGCGAACATCTTACGCTCCGGGTGAGCTGGAAAGGCTCAGACGGACAGACCCGGACTCAGGAGCTGCTATGGCGCTGACAGAACCCGACTTTATTGAACGCGACGCCGATAAAATCACGGCTGAAATGATTGCGCAGTACGAAGCCGCAACCGGTAAAACGCTGTATCCCGCTCAGGCCGAGCGCCTGCTGATTGACCTGTGGGCATACCGCGAAATGCTGGTCAGGGTGGCGGCGCAGGAAGCCGCCAAACAGAATCTGGTCGCTTTTGCCCGTGAGCCGATGATTGATTACCTCGGTGAACTGGTCGGCGTGTACCGCCTTGCCGCGCAGCCTGCCTCCATTCCACTCCAGTTCTCCGTGGATGAGGCGCTGGACATTGATGTGCTGATTCCGGCAGGCACCCGCGTCAGTGCTTCCGACAGCATTATCTTTTCCACCGATACGGACGTGGTTCTGAAGGCAGGGTTGTTGCTGGTTAACACCACGGCCACCTGTACCGAACCGGGTGTCGCTGGCAACGGCTGGCAACCTGCACAGGTGAGCCAGCTGCTTGATGAGATTAATAACGTCGACCTGCAGGTGACCAATCTGGTGGCCAGTTCTGGCGGCTCAGAGCAGGAAGACAACGACAGGTTGCGCGAGCGCATCAAACTGGCCCCGGAATCGTTCACGAATGCCGGAAGCCGTAAGGCATACCGGTTTCATGCCATGCAGGCCCATCCCAATATCGTCGATGTTGCCGTGCTCTCGCCGGTTCCGGGCACCGTGGAGCTGTATCCGCTGCTCAGTACCGGCCTGCCTGACAACAGCATCCTCACGCTGGTTGAGAGCTTCTGCTCAGATGAGAAAGTCAGGCCGCTCACTGATACCGTGCGGGCTAAAACACCTGTCCAGGTGGATTACACCATCGAAGCCAACATCACGATCTACCGTGACCAGGATGCCAACTCGATAAAGGACGCTGCTAACAGCGCCATACAGAACTGGGTGGCGTCCCGTACTGCAGCACTGGGCCGCGATATTGTCCCCAGTCAGATTATCAGCGTGCTGTCCGTTGCCGGGGTCTACCAGGTCGAACTGGTGACACCCGCGCTGAGGGTCGTTGCTGAAAGCGAGTGGGCAAACTGTACGGCGATCATGCTCAACATGACCGGGGTGTCCGATGGCTGAGCCGCTACAACTCCCGCCACCGCTTGAGGGTGATATCAGCCTCAGAGCACTGGGCAGGCTGGCCGGGCGGCTGGACAGCATCGACCTGAGCGTACTGATGGTCTATCTGGTCGATATTGTCGACAGCTCCGCGCTGCCATGGCTGGGCGAGCAGTTCTCGTTGTTCGGCGATGGCTGGGAGCTGGCGGAATCGGATGATGTGCGTCGCACGCTTATCAAATCCGCCATAGAGCTGCACCGCTACAAAGGAACGCCGTGGTCAATCCGGGAAATCATCCGCCGTTTCGGCTTCGGTGAAGTGGATCTGATTGAAGGCACTGGTCAGATCGGCTACGACGGCAAACACACTTACAACGGGCTTTTCGTCCATGGCGATGTTGAAGCGTGGGCGGTTTATCGCGTCATCCTTCAACAGCCCATCACTAACGATCAGGCGGCGCTGTTACGCCAGACGCTAGCAGCATTTGCTCCGGCCCGCTGCCATCTGGCAAGTCTGGAGTATCAGTCTGTCGCCATTCGCTACAACAACACCGTCAACTATGACGGCAGCTATAACCACGGGAGCAGTTAATTATGGCAAACCTACCCGAAACCCCGCAGTGGGAAGAAGGCGTCTACCAGATTGAGGTCTCTGACCCAGTTCTGGGCGGGCCTGACGGGATATCTAACCGTCAGGCTAAACAGCTGGCCAGCCGCACGTCATACCTTAAACAGAAGGTCGAAAAAGGCGGAACAGACCTTGCTGCACACATCGCTGCAGCTGACCCTCATACCCAGTACGCGCCGAAGGCCAGCCCAACATTCACCGGCACGCCGACAGCCCCTACACCTGCAGCTAACGACAACAGTAAAAAACTGGTGACCACAGAGTTTGTGGCAAGAGCGATTGCGGCTCTTGCTGGCACAGCACCAGAGACACTGGATACTTTGAAAGAGCTGGCGGACGCCCTTGGAAACGATCCGAACTTTGCGACCACGGTGCTGAACAAGCTGGCGGAGAAGCTGGCCAAAGACCAGAACGGAGCGGATATTCCTGACCCGGCGCTCTTTGTCAAAAACCTTGGTTTAGGGGAAGGCTCTGCTTTGCCGGTTGGTGTTCCCATTCCGTGGCCGTCAGCGACACCACCAACGGGGTGGCTCAAGTGCAACGGAGCAGCGTTCACGTCCTCCCAGTACCCT